ACTGACCAAGAAGTGGTCGGCCGGCGAGGTCACCGACGAGGAATACGCCGATCAGGTCGACGCCCTGGACGACAAGTTGTCGACGCTGGTGGCTGCGCAGACCGAGGCCGCCACGCTGCACCGGATCAACGCGCAGAACGAGGCGCGCGCCAAGGCAGAGGCCGAAGCCGCCGAGAACCAGGCCATGTACGCCGTGGCCACCGCGTCCAAGGCCGCCGGGCTGATCGACTACGGCACCAACAAGGTGGCGGCGGCGCAGTTCGACTCGCTGTTCGCAGCGGCCAAGATCGACCCGGCCAACGCCAAGTTGTCGGCGCAGCAGGTGGTGGAGAAGGCGCACAAGGCCGTGCTGGCGCTCAACGGCCTGGCAGAAGCGCCGAAGCCCAAGGCCGAAGCCGCAGCACCTGCAGCGCCCGCGCCGCGCAACGTGCCGCCCAGCATCGGCGGCCTGCCGAACGCATCGCAGACCGTGGTGCAGGACGAACTGCTCGCGCAGTTCAACCAGCTCGAAGGCGACGATGCCGAGCGCTTCATGGCCAGCCTGAACGACAAGCAGGTCGAGCGGCTGATGCGCATGTCCGACGGCCGAGGCGTGCACTGACCATGAGCGGACTGCGAACGGACATGGCCGTGGGTGACAGGCTCGACCTGGACGTTCGCACGTCGGACGGTGGTGTGCAGCGCGTGGAGATCACGGTCGACCAGACCGCCAGGACTCACACCAAGTTGCGCATCGTGGCCGGCGATGCGGTCGTGATCCGCAAGCAGCGCAAGGGTGCGCCGCAAGAGATCCCGGCATCCGGTTGACAACCCGGAATTCGATGGAAGGATGACCGCATACGTGCCCGCATCTGCGAGCACAGCCTGATCGGGGCGAACGATCACCGGCGCTGGAGTGCCACCACTTGTCCAACAAGGAGCACTCCACATGGCCCGCACCGCGATTCTGCCGACCGACCCTGCCGCCCAGAAGGTCTGGGCCACGAAGGTCGCCCTCGATTCCACCAAGAAGTCGTTCTTCAACGGGATGATCGGCAAAGAGGGTTCCTCGATGCCGGTCATCACCAAGACCGACCTCGAGACGAAGCCGGGCGACGAGGTGACCACCACGCTGATCGCCAAGCTGCGCGGCAAGCCCGTCGAAGGCAGCGAAAAGCTCGCCGGCCGCGCGATGCGCCTGCAGCAAGCCACGCACAAGATGCGCATCGACAAGCACCGCCAGGCGGTGAACGTCGGCGACGTGATGGACCAGAAGCGCGTCAGCTGGTCGATCCCCGAGCAGGCCCGTGACCGCCTGTCGGACTACATGGCCGAGATCCAGGACGAGCAGATCACCATGACCGCCGCTGGCGCGCGTGGCATCGGCTCCGAGATCCAGCACTACGAGACGGGCTACGCGGGCTTCCCGAACGCCTTCGTGGCGCCGGACTCTTCGCACGTCATGTACTGGGACGGCACCCGGGCCAACGCCGCGGCCATCACGTCGAGCGACAAGTTCGGCACCAACGTGGTCGAGAAGCTGATCCTGCGCGCCAAGCGCCAGATCGGCGGCCAGCCCGACGCCGCGGTGAAGATGGAACCCATCAGCACCGGCAAGGGCAAGGCCTTCGTCTACCTGGCCTGCCCGGAGTCGATGTACGACCTGCGCCGCGAGACCGGCGAGGCCGGCTGGCTGGCCTTCGAGAAGGCGATGGCCGCTGCGGTGGGCCGCGAGTCGAACTTGGCCAAGCCCGGCGCGATCTTCATCAACGGCGTGCTGGTCGAAGAGGCCCAGACCTGCGTGAAGTTCGACACCACGGCCGCCGGTGGCAGCTACGGCGCAGCCGCAGCGCGCAACCTGTTCCTGGGCGCCAACGCGGTGGCCGTGGCCTACGGCACGCGCACCCAGCGCGACAACATGCGCTTCGAGCTCACCGAGGACGACGAGGACTACGGCGAGGAAGGCATCGTGATCGTTCGCATGATCGCCGGCTTCTCGAAGTGCCGCTACAACTCGATGGACTTCGGGGTCATCGCCAACGACTGCAACTTCACCGCCTCGACCTGAGCCGGCTGACGACTCCACCTCACTCAAGGAGAACCAACCATGGCTCTGTTCAAGTCGATCCAGGTCACCAACAAGGCGCCGATCCCGTCGGTCGACGCCGCCACCGACCTGGTTGCCATCTTCGGCGACTACACGCTGGCGGGCACCGAGGCGTCCAGTGACGTGATCGAGATGGTGCCGCTGCCTGCGGGCTTCTGCATCGTGGACGTGATCGTCGACACCGCCGACCTGGGCACCACGGTGACGGCCGACGTGGGCCTGCTGTCCGGTGACTACGACGCGACCGGCGCGCGCACCTGCGGCGCCACGATCATGACCGGCAAGGCGCTGGGCACGACCGGCATCTACCGCGCCGACGTTGCCGGCTTCGCGCGCACCGCACCGCTGTCGGAATCGGCTGGCACGACCGGTGCGCCGGGTCACCGTGGCATCGGCTTCGCGCTGACCACGGTGTCCGCGCCGACGGCCGGCGCCAAGGTGCGCTTGACGCTGCTGGCCCGTCCGTCGATCAACGGCGTCTGATGACCCGCCGCAAGGCTGCGCACGAGCGTCTGCGGCCTGGGCCGAAGCCGGGTTTCCGGCAAGCCCAGGCCCAGTCGATCGCGCTGGTGACGCCACCGCCTGACATGCCACCTGTCGCATCGTCCGTCGCCCCGCAAGTGGAGTCCGACTCCACCGCGGCGCCGATCGCACCCCAGCGTGTCGATGCGCTGCAGCGCGGCAGGAACATCGACCTGATGGGCGAAACCGAACTGCGGGCCTACGCCGTGCAGGTCGGCGTCAGCAAGCGCGATGCCTTGTCGCTGCCGATGGACCGGCTACGCGTGAACTGCGTTCATGTCCTCCATGCCCTGATCGACGAACTGTAGGAGCGCCAACGTGGCCTCGACCATCCTCGTGCGTCACGCGCTGTGGCGGGTCTCGGTCCTGTTGAGCGACACCGACGCGCAGTACACCCGCTGGCCAGAGGTCGAACTGGTGCAGTGGCTGCAGGACGCGCAGAACGCCATCGTCAAGATGCTGCCTCTGGCCGGCTCGCGCATCGACGCGATCAAGCTGGTGCCCGGCGCGCTGCAGTCCATCGCCTCAATCCCCGCGGCCAGCTGCAAGCCCGGCGACGGCAGCACGCCATCGGTGCCGATCATCGGCCGGCAGTTCCTGCGCCCCATCTGCAACATGGGCACCGACGGCCTGACGCCCGGCATCGTGCCGCGTGTGGTCGAGCGCGACATGCTGGACGCCCAGGATCCGACCTGGCAACTGGCCGCCAACGCATCGAAGACCGTGCGCGAGGTTGTGATCGACCAGCAGAACCCGCGCTACTTCATGGTGTCGCCACCGGTGCATGCCACGACCGCGGTCTGGATGCGCATGTCCTATGTGGCCAACCCGCTGGCCATCCCGGCCGGTGGCGCAGCAGGCGCCGAGGTCTACGCCTACGCGGGCTCGAGCACCCAGACCATCACGATCGACGACGAGTACATCGACGACATCGTGGACTACGTGGCCGCGCGAGCGCACCTGAAGGACAGCAAGTACGCCGAGCCGGTGCGCCACCAGCTGCACGCCGGCCGCTTCCTGGCCTCGATCAACGGCCGGGTGGCGGCGCTGACAGGCACGAATCCGAACTTCACCGTGCTGCCCGGCGTGAGCATGCCGGGCGCCCCGGTCTGACCAGGAGCAGCGCGTGGCCTTCATCGACACCACCGACATCGAGGACGCCTACAGCATGGTGGCGCCCTACGTTCAGGGTGCGCCGTTTGCCACCATCATCTACCACCTGCGAGAAGCCGCGATCGACTTCTGCACCAAGACGCTGTGCTGGCGCGCGACGCTGGCCCCGGTGCTGACCGTGGTCGACCGTGGCGAGTACGACCTGAAACTGCCAGACCAGTCCAAGCTGGTGAAGCTGCTGCGCTACAAGTTCGACGACCGCGAGCAGACCGAGGGCGTGGTGTCGCCCGACCAGGGCGCCGCGCTGCTGGACCAGTCCTCGAGCGCCGACGCCATCTGGACCGAGAACCGCGTGACCTTCAAGGTTTGCCCGGTGCCCACGGTGGCCGCCAAGGAGATGGTGCTGACTGTGGCGCTCAAGCCTTCAAGCGACTCCATCTGCATCCCCTCCAACATCTTCGAGGACTTCGCCACGGCCATCGCCGAGGGCGCTATCGGGCGCATCGCCGCGATCCCGCGCCAGGCCTTCAGCGACATGCAACAGGCATCGTTGTACCAGGGCAAGTTCCAGGACGAGATCGACCGCGTGGCCGCTGCGGTGAGTGCCGGGTTCGGGCGCTCCACAAAGCGTGTCCGGCCATTCCTGTACTGACAACCAGGACAGTACGAGCTATGCCGCGCAGAGAAATCACCGATTCCGACTGGGCTGACCTGCATGGTCGCGTCAGCACGCTGGAGACAGCAATGCAGTACATCGGCAACAGCCAAACACAGTTGATCGAGCAGATTGGCGAGATCACAAGCCGCTTCGCCGACGCCATGCTTGCCATGGGCGCCGAGTTCGACAAGGCGAAGGTGATGAACGGTCTCAAGTCCTACTATGCCAAGGCGGCCTAAGCCACAGGCCT